TCTTTGTCATGCACTCTAGGCGGGATCCACTCTCGCTTCCCCCGCCTAAAATTTTATTGTATTAATTTACAACGTATGAAATGTTCCAAGACATAGTTCCAGCAGTTTGACCATCAGCAGCCATTGTAGCNGCTANATAGTAATATCCNCCTGGATCAGAGCTGTCTCCAGCTAATTCCCANATCTTTTTTCCAGCTGTATCTATATTAGCAGCTTCAAAACGAACATCCGCCATTCCAGCAGCATCAGCTACTAGAGTTGCGAATACATCTTCGTCTTTAACTACGCCAGCTGAAGTGTATATCCCTACATTGAAAGTACACGAACCGCCAAGTGTGTCTGAACCAATAAATAAACTTGGTACAGCAGCGTTACTTGGGATTGGTGCTAACATAACAATATCGTTATCATCACTATCGCCAGATGCTAATTCCACAGTTCCATGAGCTGTTCTTAAAACGCCATGTAATTCAGCAGAGTTGTTAGCAACTGAAGGAGATGCTTCGAAATTTGCTACTAGATCAGTATTTTTAGTTCCCATATTTCTATCCTCCTATTATGCTTCGTGACAAGGGATTTGAACAACTTTTTTCTCTTCCATTCTTACAGCACCTAGTGACATACAATAGTACACTTGTGTTGAGTAAGACTTGTCAGCTCTTTCAGAGATTTTTGCAGATATATCTTTTCCCATGCCAAGTTTAATAGCATCTTCAGTATAAGCAAAAACTAATCTGTCAGTTGTGTTCGAACTATCCTTGTTTAGTCTTGTTGACATTATAAATTCAAATCCTAGGAATGAATTAACTTCTCCAGTTGATAAAGCTCTAACTGTATTAAAGTCAGCACTTGTAACTGAAGTTGTTCCTAATAGATCTGATATTTGTTGTGGCCCGCAAACGATAAATCTCTTCAATGAAGGATCTACATCGTTATCATCCATGATTTTCTTCGCAGACAAAAGTTTAGCAATAGTCAAACCATCTGATTGGTCTGAAGTTGCTGTTTTTTGCGTTGAAGGTAAAGCCGTAGATGTACCACCAGCTACACCAGTTGAAGCAGACGCATTCATCGCTGTAATAATTACATCGTCAATACTTCTGTTCATAGCAGATGCTGCTGCTTTTGCGTAAGAACTTGTTGGATCTATAAGCATTCTAACTTTGTCGACATCGTCAACTAAATCAGCCCACTCATAATCTGCCAAGCTCAATCTTCTTCTGCTGTGAGGCGTGTCTATTTGTGGTGTATCGCCATGTCTGCTCGTTCTTATTTGAGCAGCTGTAACTCCGACTTGATCGAAGAAAGCGTTTTTACCATTAATAGTCTCCACATCAACAGAACCTCTTAATTTACTTCCCATTTGTTGAGAAAGCATAGTTACATTTGAACTATACTGCTCTACAAAAGAAGTAGTAATTTGAATAGACATACTATTCTCCTTTTTTCTTGGTTTATGTTAATGTTAAACGGCTGATTATCCTTGCGGGTCTAAACCTAGGTTTTACATCTTGTAGATGTTAGTCTTTTCCTAATGTCAACTAGGGTCTTGCGATTATCCTAGTATTTTGAGCTATACTTGATTTTTCTTTTCTCGTAAAGCCAAAACTTCTGCAATAGCTGCCTGGTGGTTAGGATGATGTTTATCCCAATACGCTGAACCTGGCATAGTTAGTTCTCCAATTTCTTTTTCTATTTGTTCTGGTGTTTGGAAAACTGGCCCAGATGATTGAGTAATTGTATCCTCTCCCATCTTGCCCGCTAACTCTGCAAATGCTTTAATCATAATTGGATGGTCTCCAAGTTTGGTTCCATCTGCCATGTTAGCGTTAAACAATTCTGTTGCGCCAACTGATTTAGCAAGATTTGCAGCTTGTGTTACTTTTTGATCGAATGCTTGACCCCACTCTTTTTTAAGTTCAGTAGAGCTAGCTTCTCTTGCTGCTGTTGCTTTTGTATCTAGTTCTTGCATTGCAGCACTTGTCATTTCATTATAAAATTTTACCATGCCATTCGCCTGGCCAGGAAGTAATCCTAACTTATGCGCTTGACTTGAAAAACTTTTTAACGCTTCAGCATCTATTTGCTGATCTTCTGGTAAATCATATTTATACCCTTCAGCGTCTGCGGGTCTGCCTAATTTTTCGTAAACAGCATCCCAATCTTGTTCTGTTGCATATTTATTAGGAACTGGAATTTTATCCGAGCCAACTAATTTTTGTGCATGAACATAAGATTTTGCTAAACCTTCTATATCTTTAATATTTTCTAAAGATTTATCTGCTCTTATTTCTTCCGACAAACTGGCTTTCCAATCTGTACTTACTGTTTCTGGTGTTACTGGTGTTTCCGCAGACAACGTACTTGGTTGTTCCGTTGCTACCTGGTTTGTTTCACTACTCATTTATCCTCCATTGGTTTTTTGTTGAGCATATTATTAATAAACAAGATTACAGATCTTGTTCCTTCTAAAAATGCGCTTTCATGGCTATCGCCTTTTATGTGTGACGTAGAATAAAAACTGCATCTTTTTTTTAGATCCTCTAATACTTCTTTACCCGTATCGGAACTAAAAGTTTGTTTGTAAGCAAGTTCTAATTGCTTCAANTCTTTACTATTCATTTGCTACCTTTANAGCTGGAGCTATCTTACCAGCTGTTTCNGCAACTTGCTGCGCTTGTTGTAATTGCATTTGTTCCATTTCAGCTTGTTGCTTTTGNTGTTGTCTTTGTTGTACTTCTGCTTTTGATCTCATAATTTTAGCTGGTAATCCTAAAACTTCNTGGATGTGATTAACTAAACCATCAATATCTATNTAATCAAAAACNGGAGCTATATTTTGCATAGATCCAAATATTTCTATTCCACGCATAACTGATGATAGCTCCTGGCTCTTTTGAGCTTTGGCTAATGGAGATACATATTCTATTTCTACATCTTGATCGCCAAGTTCTTCTGGTATGGGTGGAAGTTTATTATTTTTTAATAATAAATTAAAAGATCTTGTAATCAACGGCTGTAATAATTCAGATTGTAATCTACCTAACACGGGGCCAAGTAATCTCATTTTTTCTTCTGTTCTTTGCATAACCTCTGTTGCTGTCATGTTTTGATTACCCGTAGTCATTAATTGATCAACAAAAAAGTTTTCTCTAATAGCTTTTCTTCTTTGTTCTTCCATTTGTAAACCAAGTGGATTGTTTGAACCTATATTTAATGGTTCAATTCTTTCTCTAGTTCCAGATCTGTAAAAATTTAATCCACCAGGTACAGTTCTTANTGGTAAAATAAATCCGTCATCGGGAACCATCAAAGGTGGATCAATTTGTTTTTGNGCTGCCTTGATAGTTGTTTTAGACATTGTGTTTAACATCTTGGTATCTGGCAAAGCATTCATTGCTGGAGATCTACCATACACTTCGTTTGATGAAGATTTTAAATAACGTGGTACTACATAAGGAAACTCTTTAAATCCACTTTCTCTTAATAAAGTTCCAGATTTTTCGTGAACATGACAAGAAACAAAATCCATATTTTTATTATTGTCATAACCCATAGGTGTTGCGCTTGGATAAACTGAATGAATAATAACAGTTTCATCATAAGGAGCTTTTTCAATATCAGCTAAAATAGATTTGTGTAAATCCGCATCGGGATACATTGCTGGTATATTTTTATTTTTTAAATGAAATCTTCTAGTTAAACTATCAACTAAACCTTTTTCATTTTCAGTAATGTATAGTTCTGAAATATGTAATGTTCTAAATCTTAAATCATCTTGAACATCGTCTGTAATAAACATAGCAGACGTACCAAATGCTAGAAGCTCATGGTATAATTCAAAAATTTCTTGTTGGAAGTTGGATCTTGAAAACACTTGTTGCATAATCTTTGCGCAACTCTCTAACCATTCGTTAGCAGCATCATTGTCAGCTGCCATTTGGTTTCTAAATTTTAAAACAAACCATGGCGAAATAGTATTGGTTAACATCCCATTAAGAGACGCAGACAGCAATTCTAATGCGTGTGTGGCAGTTCCATCAAAAATTTGATCGTGGCGTTTATCGCCAGCTGTATGCTTCTCTGTGATGTTTGCTTTTCTCGGTAAAAAATAATCTGCAATCTCTTGCCAATGATCTTCCCAGGTAACTCTTTGTGCTTTGAGAGTTTTATATCTCTCTATAACCATTTTTGCTTTTGGATCTTGTGCCATTTACCCTCCGAGTAAAGTTTTGCTAGCTAATTTAAACCCTTTATCTTTTTCTTTTTTAAAATCTCCAGGGTTTCTTTTTTTGTATTCTTTTTTTTGTGATGCTGAAAATTTTTGATAAGCTCCAGCGGTAGTAACATCTCTTAAAGTTCCTCCAGTATTTCTAACATAATTTTGTCTAGCTCTTGATAAGCTATCAACAGCATCTTCTGAAAAAGTAGGAGTGGCTATGCCTCTGTTTCCTCTAGTATCATTAGGTGTTTTAAATTTTGTATAAGGTGTTACTCCTCCCATACTATCCTCCTAATAAAGATTTTTTAGATGTGGTTAATGCGTTATCGCCTAAACCTTTTGCGCCAGTTAATATTGTACTTGATCTACCTTGAGATTTTTTCATATCTACAGCACTTGTTGCTGTTACTTGTGATACTTCAGCTTTTGTAGGTGCTGCGTAAACTGGTGCGGGTGCGGGTGCTTGTGGTGGTGCGGGTCTAAATACTCTTGCTACTGCTCCTCCCATATTATCCTCCTAGTAAAGTTTTTTTAGTTGTAGTTTCGTCATCTTCTAATCCAGAAGCAGACGTTAAAATTGTTGCAGATCTACCTACTCTACCAGCTCTTAATTTTGCTTGCTTTGCTGCTGTCTCCGCAGCTCTATCCGCATCATCGTATTTTGGTGGATCTGGTAATGGTTGTGGTGCGGGTATTGCTGGCATCGCTGGCATTTTTGGCATTAAAAAACTCATAACTTATTTCTCCTGGTGTATTGCGTAATCGTTCTCGGCTGTCTTTTGTTCAGCCATTTTTTGTCTTGGTAATTCCGATAAAGAAGTAGCCATGTATCTTGCAGCATCGCAAGCGTGTGAGCTAAAATCCTTAACGGGTTTTGCACTAAAAATTCTCATCTTGTCGTTAAACTTTCGATGATGATGT